TACTGTTGCTCCTATTTGAGTTCCCCCTCCATTTAATGCAGGAAAGTTTTTCATTACTGTACTAATAGTAACACTTACGGATTGACCTCCAACTCGAAGCCTCGTATTTAAATAATCTCTAGCAAGTTCAGAAATGTCAACATTTGTTCCAGTATTTGAACTAGGATTGTTTTTAACTATTGTATATCGCAAAGTTCCATCTATTGTTATAGTTGTGACAGTAGATAATGTTGCTCCTGTTGTTGCAATAAATTTGTATTGTGGACTTCTTAGTGCTATATTGTTCGGCATATTATTGTTTTTTTCCTAAAATTATCGCTTCTTCAATATCTAATACAAAAGCTTTAAAAATCTCATTATCTAATTTTTTTAACATTCTATTATATGGTTTACTAAAAAAGAAAGTTGGCTTAATTCCTTGATAATAAATACTTCTTTGTAAAGCAAATCCCATTTGAATGTTTGTTCCTTTTTGATATTGTCCAAGCTTATTTCTAAACCTTATATTTTTCTTCTTTGCCCAATCTGCTAGTATCTGCATTGGTGGCATTTTATTCGTGTACTTAAATTTACTAAGAGGAGCTTTTTGAACTCCTTTTTTATCGTCATTATTTTTGTATATTTCATTTGGGTCTTTTCCCTGGACTCCCTGATCAACAAATTTTCCATAAGATTCCATTAAGAAGTCTAATAGGAAAAAATCTTTTTCTGTATCTAATTCATAAGAAATAGAATCTTCTAAAGCACCACCTCCTTTTGATGGATCAGCATTTTGTAAGTTTTCTTTCGCTTGAGCGACAACTTCTTTTCCGTATTTATTTAATATTTTATCTAAATTTTCTAAATTCATTAACAGATATTTATATCGTTATAAATCATTATGTCCATTGTTGCAGTCCATCCGGCTAACTGATTTTCAAATCTATCATAAAACGGAGTTAAATTTGGATTCCCATCTAATTGATACATTTCAGTATATAAAGTTCCCTTTCTTAATCTCTGGATTAATCTATTTAAAACAGCGAGTTGAGTATTTAAAATATCCTGCACATCGTTATTTCCTGTAAATCTATCAATAGTTAAATCCTTTGATTGGTCAACAATATCACAGGCTAAAATGCTAATATTAAATCTTAGCACCTGCTCTTCATCTATTACGCTATTTATTATAATATGCCCTAAAGGAAATAAATCTTGTTTATTTAAATTGACATCAGTTAAATCTCCTGTCGTAACAGTATTAATATTCTTGTCTTCTAATAGCTCTGTTTTAATTGTTTCCGTTAATTGATAAAAACCTCTTATTCCTTCTTGACTCATTTGAATTTCTTTTTAATTTGTTTTGCTTCTAGCTCGTTTTTATCTTTCATAAAGGATAGCATCATAAAACATTCGTGAACATTTAATTTAGTGATACTTTCAAATTTTTCAATACATCCGTTAGCGAGTCCATAAATTGACTGGTACCAACCCCATTTGCTTGAGAAGTTAGATACTGCGTCAAGGCTTCCGTTTCCTGATTGTCCAAAGAGTTCGTCATAGTTCTCGACAAGTCGAGTCCTAAATTCCACAAAAAAAAAATTGATGACATTGCTGCATCCATTGGCATATTTAAAAGTTGCTGATCATTTTCTAATTTATATTCTTCGATATTATATTTGTCTTTTAATTTAACGACAATAGGTCTATATAAAACATTCATTGCTTTTTCCATATTTTCCCAATCTCCAATATAAGTGTCTAAGTCAATATATTCCCCTAAAGTTAATTCATCAAGTTGAGGTTGAAAGCCATATTCTATAC